GGAGGCATCTACAACTCCGGTCAGGCCGCCACCGACCTGAGTACCACCGATGCTGGTGCGGTCCACGGACTCGCTGCGCCCACCGCCCTGAGCGGCGTCGATCCGTTCCTGCTCACGCCCGCCGTGGTGAAGGACGCCGTGCTGGAGCTGTCGTCCAAGAACATCCCGCGGCTCGGCGAGACGTACGTCTGCTTCATCCACCCGGCCCAGTCGCGCCAGATCCGTGACACGCCCGAGTTCATCGAGGTCACGAAGTACGCCGCTCCCGGCAACTTCATGCTTGGCGAGATCGGTCGGCTCTACGACGTGGTCTTCATCGAGACGACCCAGATCGACGCCGTTCCGACGGTCGATCCGTTGGTCTTGGAGACCTACGCCGACCAGTCACCGCTCGACTGGCGTACGCAGGACGAGCTGGCCGACGATGGCACGGGTGCTGCCACTCCGGCTCCGCCCGTCGGCAACGCCGCCTACCCGATCAGCGGCAACGCTGACGTCCTGACCGGCACCGAGGCCGGTGCGGCCGATGGTGTCCGGCCCACTCCGGGCTGGGACCAGCGCTGGCCGACGAGCTACAACGGCCCGGTCGATGCCACGGTCGGCACGTTCGAGGCGCTCATGCTCGGTGACAACGCCTTCGGGCACGCCATCTCGCTACCGGTGGAGCTGCGTGACGGCGGTGTTCTCGACTTCGGTCGTGAGCACGCCCTCGCTTGGTACGCCATCTGGGGCTTCGGGCTGATCACCGACTCGGCCGTCGTCAAGATCCGTACCAACGGCTGATTCGCCTGCCCGGCGTCGCGCTTGGACCGGAGGGCGGCTCGGCCCTTCGGTCCACGTGCAAATTTCGTAGAACCAACCGTGTGAGGAAATTTCCATGACTGTTGCCAAGCAGAAACCCGTCAACCCGATGGAAGAGGTTCCTGAGGGCGAGGTGCCCGTCTCCACGCTGGAGTCGCTCGGCATCAAGGAGCAAGAGGTTGTGGTCGGTGCGCCCGAGACAGTCGGACCTCCGGCCCGGCAAGGCATTCCGACCTTCAGGATCCGAGTCAACCGCGACATCGACAACATGAGCCACGTCGGTGGCTTCGGTGCTGAGCACTACACGTTCGAACAAGGCCACGTGTACGACAACGTGCCCTACTACGTCGTGGAGGAGCTGGAGCGCATCGGCGCCGTCTGGCACTAGAGGAGAGCTATGACCGTCACCGTTGTCCACCATGCGTCGATGACCGCAGCCCGTTCCACCAGCGCAACGGTCGGAACGCCCGGTTCGTTCAACGCTGGGTCGGCCATTCCACCGAACCTGACCGCCCTGCAGCAGGCGCCCACCATCAATGGTGGTGCGACGTGGATCGGTGTCGTTGGTCGCTACATCAGGCTCGGCAATGGGACCACGGCGCACTGGAATGGCACTTCATGGGCGGCGGGCGCGACGACTTCCTGATCCAGCCAGCCAGCCCCGCCCACTAGCGGAAGTACCATCCTCGTATGCCTCTCGATGACACGTGGTGGAGCCTCACCGGTCCGTTCAAGGACAATTCTGAGGGCGACATCACCGCCGAGACGATGCGGGAATTCGCCAAGGCGATCGCTGACCACGCCGTCACCGGTAGTTGGTTCAACATCGCCTTCACCACGCCCACCGTCGTGTCGTCACAGTGGACCACCGTTGACGTCACCAAGGTCCTGTGGCTGACCAAGACCGCACCGTTCGTTCACAGCGATGAGTGGACGGTCGAGCAGGACGTGAACCTGATCGACACCTTCATCTACGGGTTGCCCGGCGACCTGACGTTGCAGGTCACCTTCAACCCGGTCGTGATCGGGATCACGGGCGCTGTTCCGGGTGGCACCATGACGCCAGTGGCGGGCGTGACCGATGCCAAGACCGATCTCCTGACCACGGCCAACACCTACACGGTCGGGCCGACGGTGAACATCACCTCGGCTACCCAGAACCTCGACATCAGTGGGTTCGCCTCAGTTCTCCGGGCTGACACCGAGCGGGCCATTCGGTTCGGGCTGAAGTTCGTGCCCGCAGCCACCAAGGCCATCGGCACGTCGTCCTTCAACGTCAATCCGACCACTGCAGGTGTGTCCGTCGTGGCTCGTCCGCTGGCTCCGTCGGTCTAAGGAGCGAGATGGCCCACCGCGCAGGCTTCGTTGTCCCGAACGCAACCGATCCGGGCATTGCGGGCAACCGTCAGGCTGAGCCGGACGCCGAGGACTTCAGCGTTCTCGGCAATGACAACTACGGCGTCCTGACCGGGTTCAACTTCACGCTCGTGGCGGGCACCTTCACCGTCTCCACGTCCTCGGGTACCAACGCCTGCGTGATCAATGGCCAGATCTTCAAGTTCCCGATGGCAGCTGAGACTCCTTCTGTCACCGTCGGTGCTGGTGGATCGAACGACCGGTTCGATCTGATGGTGTTCGACCCGCTGGGCACAGGTAACCCAATTAGTAAGGTGGTCGGCGCAGAAAATTTCCGGGCCAAGTTCCCAGACCTACCGCCGAACATGCTGCTGATCGCCGCCGTATACGTGCCGATGAACGCAGCGCAGTCCGCTATTGGCGCTGCGAACGTGATCGACAAGCGCCGTTGGCTCCTCAACGGTGCTCGTGGTGCGGTTGTCGACGCCGAGACGTTCTTGGAGAACCGGGCCAACGGCACCGACCAGACCTTCAAGGTCTCGGGCAGTGGCCTCACCTCGATCGGAAAGCTCGGCGGTCCTCGGGCCAGCCTCAAGCCCTACGAAGTCACCTCTGGAGCAGATGCCGGGCCGAAGTTCGACATCATCGGTGAGCCGGATGAGGACGGCATCAACACCGAGATCCTGCTCCGGACGACCAAGGTGACGGTGACCAACAACCTCGACGTCAAGGGTTCGGTGGCGGTGACCGGCCTCGTGACCGGCTCCAACCTGTTCGCTGGGCCAGTAGTGGGCACGCCGGGTGCGGTACCGAACGTCGGACACACCGGCTCCATGTATCAGGACACGCTGGGCGGTCGGGCCTTCATCAAGGCAGCCGATGGCCACTGGGCCGAGGTCATGAAGGATGAGTATCCGCCGGGCACGCTCATCGCCTCACTGTTGGACAGCAACTTCGCTGATCTGTGGCTCGGAACCTCGTGGGTCATCTGCCAAGGCCAGACCATCACCAACGGACAGACGATGTACCCGAACCTCGCTCGCGCCTTTCCGAGCTGGCAGCGATCCGGTGGTGCGCTACGGATGCCTGATCTCAAGAACAGCTTCCTCGGGTCCTCCTCTGCGGCGATTCTGGGCGCCGAGGCCATCGGCGGCGGCAACATGACCACCCTCACTCCGGCCAACCTGCCCGCCCACAAGCACTTCGGCACCGTTGGCAGCAACGCTCCATCTCAGACGGTTGGCGCTGGCCAGCACAGCCACTCCGCTAGCTCCGTCACGGGCGCATCCGGAGCACACGCCCACGGCATGGACGTCAGTGGTCAACACGCTCACTCCATCCCAGACGTGACCCACATCCATGACGGTGCCGACCATGGCTCGTTGACCGGGCTGGGTACTCGCTGCAACTTCATCGCCCAGATGTGGGGCGGCGACCATGTGCTGGACCTCCACCCGGCCGACGCTGGGCACGGCACGGTGGTCAGCCTCTCGTACCAGACGATGCCCGCCTACTCCGGCATCAACCGCACCAACAGCGACGGCAACCACGCTCACCCGATCAAGACCGATGGCACCCACGATCACCTGTTGAACCTCGCTGTGGAGATCGACCACAAGCACGACCTGCCCGCTGAGTCCGCCGTTGGGTCGAACGTGTCCTTCGACAACCGCCCGAGCTTCATCAACGTGAACTGGTACATCAAGGCATGAGCTACGTCTGGAACCCGTGGATCGGCTTCTCCAAGCCGCTGATGGACTTCCGCAACGACGGCCCGATGCCATCGCCACCCGACGACCCACCGGCAGGCGAATCTTTCTGGCACAGCTGTGCCACACCGCCTCCTGCCACAGGGCTGATGGCATTCGATCTGACAGCAAATGTAAGGCCTCCGGAGTTCACTGTGGCAGAGGTCGAGGCCCGTCAGCTCGACGCTGAGGCCATGGTGGTGCCCAGCTGGTACGACGATCTCGTTGCTGTCGAAGCGGACGAGTTCGACGCCACCAACTAGTACTCTCGGGGTGGCCTTCGACTGGAGCCGATCATGAGGTGCTCGTCCTCAGACACCAAGTCATCCAGCGTCTCGTTCAACGATCTGCCCATCGTCCACGACCTCACATTTGTTCGTGGCGACCAAGTGGACAGAAAGTTTTTCCTTGGTGGCATCTGCTACACGACCGAGCGTCCGACCGACGAGGACGGCCTCCTGATGTACCACCCGAGCGAGACGTCGGACGAGTCGGCCTCGCCCATTGCGCTGGTGGCACCGTGGGAGCAGCGGTACTGGTTCTCCGAGATCCGCAGCCCGTACGCCGCAGCCATGCGGTACTACAACGGCTGGGTTCCGTTCTACGGCACGGCTCCACGGAACTGGACGTGGTGGAACCACTACTCGCTCAAGGGCTACTTCATCTGCGACGCCACCTACAACGCCGAGCTGGGTGGCACCGAGGTGAGCATCCAGCTGAAGTCGGGCCAGTCGTCCTCGATCATGCCGACCCAGAACTCCACCTATAACTGGGATCTGGAGAGCGCTTATCCATCGGTGACCGAAGAGATACCGGGTGAGGTCGAGGGCGAGACGATCTCGGTACCGGTGTACTTCGACAACATGAAGACGTGGATCTCGGGCACGGTCACCGTGTCCGGTGACTGGACGCTGAACACGCCTCAGGTTCCGGTGAACCTGTGAGCGCCACCATCGAGGCTCAGGACGATCTCGTCGGTTCGGCCCGGCAGTACCTGCGTGACTTTCCGCAGTACTTCGAAGAGGCGTACCAGCCCATCCAGCAGTCCACGATCCGCCTCGGCCACCCGCTCATCTCCGAGATCGAGATCTCCGACGCCGTGTCCGGTGACGAGGTCACAGAATTTGATATCAACTGGCGCAACGGAATTCTGAAGCTCAATGACCCGTCGGCCACGCCCGAGGGCATCTACGTCCGTGGCTATAACTACGAGTGGTTCTTGGACGAGGACCTCGCCTACTTCGCTGACGTGGTCGTCACCGAGCACATGGCCACCAGCGGTGGCTCGTTCACCGACATGGCTCCTGAGGAGCGCCACGTCGTCGCCATTGGCACCGTGGTCAACGCCCTGTGGTCGCTCCTGACCGAGTTCTCCACCCAGATCGACGTGTCCACTCCTGAGGGCATGATGATTCCGGCCCACATGCGGTTCCAGCAGGTGCTCCAGCTGTATCAGTACTGGAAGGGCCGCTACGACGAGATGGCGGCGGCCACCAACACGGGCCTCAACGCCATCGGCATCATGCCGCTCCGCCGGGTGTCGCGGCTCACGAACAGGCTGGTGCCGATCTTCCGAGAGCGTGAGATCGATGACCCAACGCCACCCGTCAGAGTTTGGCCGCCGATTCCGGAGATCGTTCCCACGCCGGAAGAAGGAGGACCCGGTCCCAACGGAACCGGACACGGATGGTACGTCTGATGAGAGGAAGCAGTAACTGATGGCGTGGAACACGACGCCCGGCAACTACGCGATCACGGTTCCGATAGCGGACGCTGATCGTGATTCGGGCACGCAGACCGAGATAGCGATGTGGACCGAGGTCAAGGACTTCATGGCTGACTCCGGGCCGGTCATCACCAAGGCGAACAACGCCTCGCCCGGACCTTCGGCCGACGCCGCCAGCGCCCTGAGCACTGGTTCCGACGGCAAGCCCGCTCTCACAGCGATCGATCTCCGGAGCCAGCAGCTCCATGGGTACTTCCAGCAGGATTCGCTGCCCGCCATCGAAACAGGTCGGCTGCTCCATTCCAAGAACGACTGCTTCGCTACTTGCGTGATCCTCGATGACGGCACCGACTCGGCGTTCTGGCCCGAGAAATTCCAGTTCTACTATCAGGACCCCACTGGTGGTGTCCGTCGTACCGGGTTCTTCAATGAGTACGGTGAGATCCGGAGCGTCTCGGCCAAGAGGAACACGGTGGCGCTCCGGGCATTCGGCTCGGAGCAGCACTGGCCCGGTGATGGTGTTGAGGCTGGTCAGTCACGACGGCGCGACATTCCCATCTTCGAAGTGGCGGACGACCGCGATCAGCGGTACCGGTTGTTCGGCGTGTTCGTTGATGGCGGAACCGGCAACGGCCGGGCGGTGGTGAACTACGGCAACACCAACTCGCTGGTGTCACCGGCACTCAAGCCCGATCCGGCCGATAATTTCACCGTCTTCGGTACGACGAAATTGTACGGAACGATCAACGTCACCGGAGCCTCGACGCTCACCGGCAACGTGTCCATCGGCGGCACTCTCGGTGTCTCCGGTCTCGCCACGGTCGCCAACCTCACGGTCACCGGCACGCTCACCGCACCGGGCTTCGTGGGTGGTGGAGGTGGTGGCGGTGGAACCAAGGTCACCGCATCACCGGTAGCATCGCCGCCCACCGATCCGGCGATCGGTGACGTCTGGATTCAGTACTAATGGCCATCACCCGCACCGCCGAGTTCGGCTACAACATCACCGCCACCAACGCCAGCACCACTGGTGCGCTCACGATCGCTCAGGCCATACCAGCCGGGTACTTCGCCGTGGTCGCCTTCACCGGCCTCTCGGCCACCGCTCCGTCGAACATCACCCTCACCGACTCCGGAAGCAACACATGGACTCGGTCGACGTTGGGTCGAGGTGTGAATGCGAGTGCGGCGAACCTTGAGGATGTCGCCGTCTGGTCTTCGAAGCTGACCACGGGCCTCACCACCAGCTCGACCATCACCATCTCCTCGACCGGCGGTGCCAACTGGACCAAGCAGGTCGTAGCGGTGGCGGGCTTCTCTGACGCGGTAAATGGAGCGGTCACCTACGGCGGCTGGTCTGAGAATACTTCGAATGTAGCGATCAACATTCCATCGCTCACCACTCCCAGCACCTCAGGCCAGACGTGGTTCTTGTTCGGGGCCTGTGCTCTCATCAACTCCGGCCGTGGCTTCGTTCCACGCACCGGCTGGGCTGCGGGCAACAAGTACCTCTCCTCGACCGGTGGTTCAGAGCGTGGCCTCGTGCTCTTCTACCGAGAGTCTGCGGCGGGCCAGACGTACACCATTCCTGCCGACACCTCAGGTGGTGCGGGTATCACGGTGGCTGGTGGCGTCGGCTACATCAACCAAGGCTCTGGTGCTCCACCAGTTGAGCCGGGCTACACGGCTGGCACGGCCAAGGTCCGCAACGGCACCAACACGGCGTGGATCGATGCCGTCGTCAAGGTTCGCAATGACACCAACACGGCATGGGTCGACGGCACGGCCAAGGTTCGGACCACCTGATGCAGCTCGATGTCCGGCGCGAACAGAGCTACATCTGGCGCCAGTACGCCGGGTACGGCCGGATCATGGGCGAGGACATCCTCTGGCTGAAGTTCGACACCACCGCCAGCCGGTATGACGACGTGTACGAAGAGGGTGGCCTCACCTACCACAAGCCCATCCGGGTGCCGGTACTCTGGGTGGATCAGATCGAGGATCCGGAGCAGTACTCCGGTGAAGGCCGCCGACCGACCCAGAGGTTCAGGTGTGCGGTGTCGAGTCTCACCCTACGACAGCGTGGGATCGGCACGACTGAAGCACATGGCCAAGGCCCGTCATATCCGGACAGGCCTGCTGCACCTGCCCCAGCCCAGTACGGGCGGCCGACCAACGGCTGGTTCGATGACCGGCTCAACGACATCGTCTTCTACGACTCACGGCTGTACGCCATCTCCAACTTCCAGATCCGAGGCCGGACTCCACAGGGTGACGTGATCGTCGGTGTGTCAGGGCTGGAGATGCAGCCGGATGATTTTGCCGTCGACTCGTTCCCAGAATTGTGGAACCCAATCGCAGGAGCGCCCTGATGGCCAACCCAACCCTGCCAGCCAGCTTTGGTCTCCCGGTACCACTGTGGGCCAACGACCAGAACAACTGGCGCGCCAACGATGCCACGTGGCTCCTAGCCCGATCGGTCCTGCGGTTCGCCAGTACGACCGACCGAGACGCCGCCAGTGCTTACAAGGTGCCCGGAGCGCTCCACTACATCAGCACTGGTGCGTCGGGCTACTTCCTCGCCAAGATCGGCACCGGCACTGTCGTTGGGGTGGACGAGAAGAAGGTCTTTCTCGCTGACAACCTCTCGGCGCCCGTCGACACCTCCACCTCGATCACCCTGAAGCTCACCAGCGGCACGCTCGGCCTGCAGATGGAGCCGAACAAGGTCACGATCTCGGGCATGACGACCGGGTCGGAGTTCAACGTCGGGCGGGTGCGGATCACCTCGACCGGTTTCCTTGTCCACGACGCCAACAACGTAGCGGTCACCCTCACCAAGGACATCGCTACGGACGGAGGACAGCTCCGGGTCGGCGGTGGTCTGGTCGTCAACAACGCCACCACGGCGGCTGGAACGTTGACCGTGACCGGTACCACCACGTTGAACGCTGCTGTGCAGATCAACGCCAACACCACGGCGACCGGAATGATCACGGCACCGACCTTTGCCGTCGCTGGTGCACCGACAGTGGCGAACGCCTTCAACGGCAACCTCAACGGCAACGTCACCGCCACCAACGTGGGTGTCGGCGTTCTGAACCTCACTGGGTCCACCATCACGAATTCCCAAGGAGCGACGCCGAACGTCGTGGAGGTGGCCAGCACCGGCATCAACCTCAAGACGCAGGGCACCATGCGGACCAAGCTCTCGGACAACAACAACCCGGCTCTGGCTGCTCAGGTGGCGACGGTGGTGGCGAGCGCCAGTGCTCCAGTGGCTCAGGATTATCCCGAAGGCTGCCTCTGGGTGCAGATCTGATGGTCGAACTCTGGGTTCGTGACGCCGAGACATGGAAGATCTCGACTCCACCGGCCACGCCAGCGAAGCGAATCTGGTTCCGTCGCAATGAGCAATGGGACCCAATCGCCTCCATCTCCGTCCGGACCACCGAGCTGGTGGGTGGAGTCCAGACTCCGGTCTGGAAGACAGTCAAGACGTGGTCGCCTCTCACTCCGACCGGAGTGCAGGTTCCATCTGCACAGTTCAACGTCCACAACCAGACCACTCTGGGATGGACCGGCGTACTCGGTGCCACCACTTACGAGGTGAAGCAGAACTTGTGGAACACCTCGGTGTCGGCCATCGAGTCCACGACAACTCGAACGGCGATCTCCACCAACTTGACAGTCTTCTCGCCGGTACTGGAGAACAGGAACTACTCCTACGAGGTGCGTGCGGTCGGGTCGAACGGGCTGGCCTCGGACTGGTCAGTGCCCTACGGGTATCGAAACGGACAGGCCGCTACAACCAAGCAGGTCTCTCGGCTGGGTTGGGGTCCGGAGGTCGGTGGGATCACGAACTGGGTCGCCCAATCGAGCACTCCTGTCTGGGACAACACCTACACGGCACAGCGAGCGGTCGATGGCACTGGGAAGGCCGCCTCCACTTGGGGCTGGATCGAGCACCAGAGCTATCTGGTTGACGCCACAGTTAGCAATGAGGCGACCAACGGCCAGTTCTGGTTCCGAGGCAATGTCTACGCCTACGGGTACTGGCCCCACCTCCACATCTACCCGCAGGAGCGGGTATACATCACCGCCGTGCAGATGCAGCACTACTGCCTGTGGGGCTGGAAGCTGCACTGCGCCTTCGGTTTCGACGTGTTCAGCTGGGGCCGCCAGAAGATGGCGCTCCATCGGATGAGAACTAACGCAACTACTGGTGCAATCGAGATCATCGACTCTCTCGTTCCTGACATCTGGGTGGATGGTGATTGGCCCGGTAATTACAACTACGCGTGGGACACCGCCACGAGCCAAAAGCTCACCGCCAACAAGGAGCTGAGAGGCGACCTCGGTGAGTTCCTCAAGTTCTACTTCCTTGAGGCGGCTCCGGTTTCTGGCTCCGGTAACGGTGAGGGTGGCCTCGGCCCGCGGTGGTCTGGTGATTCGCTGCCCGCTCAGGCCCTTCCCAACCTCAAGTGGCTCGACATCTGGTTCAAGAGGTGGGAGCACGTCGCTTGGGACACAGTTCCGGACCTACCAGCCGTGAACAGCTCCACGTGGGTGGTACCGTGAGATTTAGTTTCTGACGAGCGTCGGAAATTCTCATCGCCTATCCGTCTCGGAGCCTCTGTGGCCAAGATCACCGTACCGGTGGAAATGATCCGTGCTCTGGAACGACGGGTGGCGCTCTTCTCCGAGACCTCGATGGAGGCGTACGGCGTGGCCCGTGACGTGCTCTACACCGAGGTGATGCGCCGGGCACACGCTGACCCGCGTTGGGTGGGCGTGGCCGACTACATCGAGGAGTGGGACGAGAACGATCGGTACTACATCGGTGTGACCGACACCGAGTACGTCTCGCAGGCCTTCGCCGCCGAGTACGGCACCGAGGACTACCCACCGGCACCGCTGCTACGGAACATGGACGACGCCGTCCGCATGGCCTCCATGCGTGCCAACGCTCTCGTGCTCAGCCGGGTCGGCGTGGGCGGTGCCATCTGATGCCCAAGGGTCCGGGTGTTGCGTGGAACGAGGTGGACCTGATCGGTGGTCAGAACTCCAACTCCAACGCCGGGTTCATCCTTGCTGAGGAAGCAGCTCTCCGTGAGTTCCTGAGTGGCATCACCGTGCCGAAGTACGAGCGAGGCCAGCAGACCGATGAGGCCTCGCAGGTGCCGGTGTACTTCCGCTGGCCGACCTCCGAGCGAAACATCACCTACCCGTACATCACCATCGACCTGCTCTCGATCGATCCGGCCTACACCCGCTTCCAATCGTGGACGAACCCGATGAAGAACGGTGCGTGGTTCGAAGACCCGGCCAAGCCGGGCCACGGGTTCTGGAGCAACTACTACCCGGATCAGGCCAAGCACATCAAGCTCTCCAACTCCGACTCGTTCGGTCTGCACACCGGTCCGTACCTGCCGTACGACCTGCTGTTCCAGATCTCGGTGTTCAGCCGGAGCGTGCACCACGACCGGTACCTCGCATCACGATTCTTTACTGACTTCCTCGCCCAGAGAAATTTCTGGGTCGACACTCCGATCGACGGAGCGTGGCACCGCTGTGAGCTGATGGGCTGGGTGAGCGGTGACTCCATGGAGACCATGGAGGCGACGAAGCGCCAGTTCCGCAAGATCTACACCGTCCGCATGGAGACCGAGGTGCCGTCCGAGAAGCTCTACGAGCTGCGGAAGGTCCGTCGGATCAACATCAAGTACTTCGATCAGGAGGACTACCTGATCGAAGAGACCGACATTCCACCGATCATTCCGTAGCCGCCGCATGGCACGTAGCTAGGCATCGTGACACTCATCGTTCCTATCAGAACGCACCGACAAGGAGTCACGCATGGCCTTCTACAGGAAGCCCGGTGTCTATCTAGAAGAAGGCACCCTGACCGGACCCGGCGAGATCGGACTCGCTGCCGCCTACGGCCTGTTCGTGGGCGCCGCCCCGATGGGTTCGATCACCGACGCCACCCTCGTCAACAGCTGGGGTGAGTACGAGTCGGCGTACGGAGGTTGGGAGCCGACGCCCGGCGTCAAGACCAACTACCTGCCCTACGCCGTGTGGAGCTTCTACCAGAACGGTGGTCGTAACGCATGGGTCCAGCGGGCCATGTCGGACGAGAAGGGCGAGACCGCCACGGCCGACATCTTCGACGCCACCGCCGCTCCCAACACCAAGACCGCCTTCGTGGTGAACGCCCGGTCAGCCGGTGCGTGGGGCGGTACCTCGGGCACTCCGGCTGGTTCTGGTGGCACGCCGCCAGCGGTCGACCCGGTCGATGGCCTGTTCGTGGCCGTCCACATCGAGTACACCCCGGTCGACGCCTCGTCTGATGTCGTCTACACGCTCTACGTGTACAAGAACCAAGGTGGCGGCTTCGTCACCGAGGTCGAGCGGTTCCAGAACCTCTCGCCCAGCGGCCAGATTCCGGGCACCAAGCGGGCCGACTACGCCATCAACGACGAGCGCTACGGGTCGAAGTACATCCGCATCGCTGACGTCGACCCGACCGTGTCTCCGAAGGAGTCGCTCGGAACGCCGGTCCGTCTCAGTGGTGGCAAGGACGGCGATCCGCCTTCTGCCAGCGACCTCGCCGTCGCTGCTGACGAGGCGCTCGGGTTCGTGGACGGCCCGGTCATCCA